TGAGCAGATGGCAAGAGGGCGAATATAATCATTGTGATTTATGTTGTTCAACTAGCCGTTATGAGCTTAAACGTCTTTATGAGGGCATTGAAAAGGTTAAGGCAGAGATAAACGAAGCTATTGACACTTGCCCTATAACATTAAGCAAGGATATGGCAGATAAAGTGTTGAAAAATGCTGTTACTGACATCATCAACAAATACTTGGGTGAGGTAGGTGATAAGTAATGAAAGATGAAAGAGCGACTGAAATCCTTAGAGCGGTATTCTATGCAAACTTTGGTTATATGCCTGATTGCGAAAAAAGCGAAGATGCTTTTTATGTCGGCAGAATGGTTGGGATAATGCAGAAAACACTTGAGATTGAGTTGGAGAAAGAGATTGAGGTGGGTGAGAATGAATGAAAGAACAATGGCAAGAGCTAAAAGAAACTATCACCGAAATGCGTGATAATGATGGTACAAGCACTCAACAAGAAGTATGTAGGTTTTTGGTTAATTATATGAATATACTTGAAAAGCAGATGCAAGAGCCAAGGTGGATTCCTGTTACCGAGAGGTTGCCCGAAGAAAATAAGACTGTGATAGCTTCCACAAAAGATGGTGTTTATCCCGAAACAAGGTATTCAAAAGAATATGGTTGGGAATGGGCTTTTGAGGCTGGTACAGACTATTGGGTAGACCTTGAAGATGTAACAGCATGGATGCCATTACCCGAACCATATGAGCCACAGGAAAGTGAGGAGTAAATATGGCAGATATAGAGTTAATAGTTAAAATACCCGAAAACTATATTCTGGCAAATATACAGAATGGAAGTATTGCAAGCCAAATGGTTCTTAAAGCGGTAAGAAACGGCAAGCCACTTGAAAAGCATGATGAAGAAGTTATTAAAGAAACCGTTGAAAGTATTTGGGGCAAACCACCGTACAATGAGGTGCTTGACAAGATAAGAGCTGAGATAGATGGTGCAAAACTACCTAAAAATCGAATGAGTTTCTTTAGAGATGGCATAAATTGTGCTTTAGAGATTATCGACAAGTACAGAACAGAAAGTGAGGAATAAGGAATGAAACTTGTAATTGACATAACCGAGCATAACAAATCTGTAATTGATAGGTTTGTTGATGGTGAGGGATTTGAAATTTTACCAGCACCGATTGTTGATGATGTTGTAAGAGCGATAAGGAACGGCAAGCCTACAGTACATGGAAAGTGGATTTCCCGTCAAAAGTTATTTAACCATAGTATGGCAGAATGTGACCAATGCCACAAAGCAACAGAAGGAATAAAGCTTGATTATGAATACGATGTATACAAATTTCCTAACTACTGTCCTAACTGTGGTGCAAGTATGAGAGGTGGAAAAGATGATAAATAAGTCATTTGTATTGGCATATGCGTCTGTATGGTTTAGTACGGCGCTGGCTGTTTGCGTTGGATTATACTTTACAAGGGACGTAAGATGTTTATTTTTTTTGTTGATTCCTGTACTGGTAAGCGTCCACACCGAAGAGGAAGAACAATGACACGGATAGAAGCAATAGAACAGTTAAATATGATTCTTGATGAAATTACGGAATCGGAGGACGCTGTTTGTTATGTTACGGATTGTTTTGAAGACGCAATTCGTATGGCTATAACGGACATGAGATTAGTTGAAGGATTTGCAAATGCAAGCCCGTGGAGGGATAAATGAACGTAGACGGCATGAAAACAAAGGAAATATACGAGGTGGCGTGTGCCATGCACAGAAGCGTTAAGCGGGATATATTTCTTAATAATGCGGAGTATAAATGGAAAATCGGTGCGTTGGCGGGAACGGCATTAACGAATATGGTATTGCCTAAAGTCGTTGTTAAACAGGACGAAGTAATGACACTTTTCGGACTTCCAATGGACATTGATTTCGTTAATCCGTACAAGCTGGAATTATGGAAAAAGGTTAAGGATATATAATGGGCGTTATAATTGATTTTGACGAGAATATACCGCATACTGTGTCAGAAGTTATCTGTGTAAAATGTGGGTTTAGGTGGATAAGCGTTAGGCCAAGCAGTGTTCTATTAAAAAAACTTGAATGTAAAAACTGCGGAACTGGGTACGTTATAGAAACAGGACAGGAGTTTGATTATGAAGAATAAAGGGCGTTGGACGATTAGTATTTCAAAATTTGATGAAGAAGGCTATTGTTTGAAAAGGTACTATCATAACTATGTGCCTGAATGGGCGGCGTTGTTATTAGAAAAGATTATACTTAAAATACCAAGGAGGGTTAAATGAGGTTAGAATTTGTAATTGGTTATGCTTTAATGTTGATGGTTATATGGATTATATTTATACGGAGGAACAAAAACGATGAAATGTGACCGCAATTGCTTACAGTGTCGGTTTGATGATTGTATGGCTATAAACGCCACAGACGACGAAATACGCGATATAGAACAGCAAGCAGAAAAGTGTAGGGCTGGATATGAAAGACGTCTTAAAATGCGCGAGAACGCCCGTAAATGGCGTGAGTCTGAAAGAGGAAAAGCAATTAGGGCGAAATACGAAGCCGAACATAAAGAACAAAAACGAGCATATGACAAAGTATATTATGCTACAGTAAGGAAAAAGCGTAGAGAAAACGAAGCCGCGGAAAAGATACAGGCGGCAAAAGAAAAAAAACGAATATATGACCGAGAACGTTATCAAAGGTTAAAAATGGCCTGTTTACAGTAAGTAAACGGGCTTTATTTATGCTCAAAACGTGCGTTCGCTTGCAAATATACGTTAAAAATGCTATAATATTCTGTAGAGGTGATTGACACGAAAGATTTTAAAAGCGTTGGAAAGACAGTAGGCGGCAACGAGGGCGACAAGTGTAATTATCCGACAAGGCTTGACACTTATGGATGTGGATGTCAGCATGATTGCAGTTATTGCTATGCAAAAAGCCTTTTGGATTTCCGCGGATTGTGGAATCCACAAAATCCGTCCGTAGTAGAATTGAGCGCGTTGTCAAAGGCCGTTAAAAAGCTATCGCGTGATAAGGTTGTAAGATTGGGCGGAATGACGGATTGCTTTCAACCAGCAGAAAAACTATACAGAAATACATATAAGACCATACGCTTATTAAATCAGCGGCGCATTCCGTATCTGATAGTAACAAAATCGGCGTTAATAGCCGAACAGGAATATTTGGACATATTAGACAAGAATTTGGCGCATATACAGATAACAGTAACCAGTACAAGTGATGATATAGCGGCTGGATATGAAAAAGCGTCGCCACCGAGTGAGCGTATAAAGGCGATACAGACATTACAGGCGTTAGGTTATGACGTACAGCTCCGTTTAAGCCCATTTATTCCGCAGTATATTGATTTTGGCATATTGAACGGGTTGGGAATAGATAAAATCTGTATTGAGTTTTTGCGGGTTAATGCGTGGATTAAGAAATGGTTTGACATTGATTATAGCGAATACACTGTAAAACAGGGCGGCTATAATCATTTGCCATTAAAGAAAAAACTGGAATATATCGGCAAAATAACGGGATTTAAGGAAATGACAGTGTGCGAGGACGAAACACAAGCGTATAATTACTGGAAATATCATTTTAATGCAAATCCCGATGATTGCTGTAATTTAAGGAGGAACAATGCTACAAATTGAGTATGTCAGCAAGGCAGATTTAAAGCCGTATGTAAACAATGCGAAGATACACGATGAAAAGCAAATTGAACAGATAAAAAAGAGTATAAGAGATTTTGGCTTTAATGACCCGATAGCGGTATGGAAAGACAATGAGATTATAGAAGGACATGGGCGTTTATTGGCAGTAATGGAAATGAACGACATACAGAAAGTTCCTATTATTAGATTAGACAGGCTTTCAGACGAGCAGAGAAAGGCGTATACGCTCGTACATAATAAACTCACTATGAATACCGACTTCGATATTGATATGCTGAATTTAGAACTGACTGATATACCGAACTTCGATATGAACTTTTACGGATTTAATATATTCGGTGACGATAGTTTGGAGGATGAATTAGACACAAGCAAATATACAAAAAAGATAAAAGCACCGCATTACGAACCAACGGGAACAATCCCCGATATAAACGATTTATGCGATACTGAAAAAACGGACGCATTGATTGATGAAATAGAAAAGTCGGATTTATCAGAAGAGCAAAAGCAGTTTTTAAGATTGGCGGCATATAGACATAGCGTCTTTAATTATAAAATGGTTGCAGAATACTATGCACATGCGGATGAAAAAATGCAACGTTTAATGGAAAAGTCAGCACTGGTTATTATTGATATAAACAATGCCGTCGAGGACGGATACGTTGTATTAGAGCAAAAAATCCTCGATATGATAGATGAAGATTAAGGGGCGGACAAGATGATAGGTGCATTAATATTAAGTCACGGGAGACCCGATAACGTAAAAACAATACAGGCGTTAAAAAAGGCTGGATATACTGGCGAGATAAAGATAGTATGTGATGATTTAGACAAAACGCTGGATAAATACAAAGAGAATTTCGGAAAAGACGTTATTGTATTCGACAAAATGAAAAAGCTGGAAGAATGCGATACAATGGATAACTTCGGAAAAACAAACATTGTATTGCCAGCAAGGAATGAATGCAATAATATAAGCAAGCGGCTTGGATGGGATTACTTTTTCGAGTTGGACGATGACTATAGCGAGTTTAATATACGTTATCCAAAAGACGGGAAATTAAAATCCTATAAAATTAAGGATATGGACGGGGTATTAAATGCCCTTATAGAATTTTTAGAGGCAAGCAACGCAACAACAGTATGCTTTTCACAGGCTGGGGATTATATCGGCGGAGCAGAGGGCGGATATATTTATAAGGGCTTAGCACGAAAGGCCATGAACTGTTATGTATGCAAAACAGACAGACCATTGCAGTTTATTGGTTCAATAAACGAAGATGTAAACATGTACGTCACAAAGAACATGAGGGGCGAAAGAGTGTTTTCAATCTCAATGTTATCGGTGAATCAAGGAATAACACAAAGCAACGAAGGAGGGCTGACAGATTTCTATTTAGAGAACGGAACATATATAAAGAGTTTTTATAGTGTGATTGCAGAACCTTCATGTGTAAAGGTTGGAACAATGGGAAACAACGACAGGAGGTTACATCACAGAGTAAGCTGGGGCAATTGTGCTCCAATGATATTAAGCGAAAGCCTAAAGAAAGGGGCGAGGAGCGATGGCGACTAAGAACAAAGGGGGCAGACCGCGTAAGGAATTGAAAAAAGAAATTTTCGAGAAATTATGCGAAATGCTATGTACGCAAGAAGAAATGTGCGGCTTCTTTGGAATCGACCATAAGACATTAGACTCATGGTGCAAGAGGGAATACGGCGAAGGTTTTTCCCACACATATAAAAAGTTTTCACAGGACGGGAAAATATCTTTGCGTAGAACACAGTTTAGAATGGCGGAGAAAAGCCCAGCAATGGCAATATGGCTAGGCAAACAGTATTTAGGGCAGACTGATAAAGTGGAAGCACAGATAAAGCCTATAAGCGACGAAACGAGGGCGAGCGTTAATGAACTTATTAACAAGTTACAACCTAACGAGGGAACAGGCCTTACAGATTTTGACGCAGATACCGAGTAATTTCGGGAACGAAATCGGCTTTGATAAGCTGGGGGCGTTGCATAACATGTGGATTAAAGACATGGTAGACGGAACGGGTGACCGAACACTACAGGCACACAGAAACAGTTATAAAACCACATGTGTTTCCGTGGCGCTGGCTGACATTATGATTAAATATCCAAATGACAAGACGTTGTTTATGCGAAAAACCGATACCGACGTTAAAGAGGTTATAAAGCAGACAACCAAAATATTACAGCATGAACTGACACAGGAACTATCCCGCGCAATATGGGGTGTTCCTGTCGTTTTAATCACGCAGAGCGCAACGGAAATAACAACAAACCTTGCTGATGACATAAGAGGAACGGCGCAATTAACTGGCATGGGTACACACAGTTCATTAACAGGTAAACACTTCGAGCGCATATTTACCGATGATATAGTAAACATTGACGACAGAACCAGCAAGGCGGAGCGTGAGCGTACAAAGCTGATATATCAAGAGTTGAACAACCTTATAAACGAGGGCGGGCGGATATATAACACAGGTACGCCGTGGCATAAGGATGATTGTTTTTCTATAATGCCAAAGGCGTACAGATATGACGTTTACCATACGGGCATAATGGACGATGAACGTATACTTGAAAAGAAATCCGCTATGTTGCCGTCATTGTTTGCGGCAAATTATGAACTGCGACATATCGCGGCAGAAGATGTTATATTTACCAATCCGAAAACAGGGGCAGACCCAGCACTCATTGAACAAGCAAAATATTGTCATGTGGACGCGGCATACGGCGGAGAGGATTATACAGCGTTTACTATTGCCAAAAAGATAGACGGGACGTATTATGTTCTTGGGAAGATGTGGCACAAGCACGTTGATTATTGTGAGGACGAAATCATAGCTTTACGCAAAAAATTTAATGCTGGCAAAATACGTTGTGAGGATAACGGCGATAAAGGTTATCTTGCAAAGGATTTAAGGCGTAAAGGCGAGCGCACGATGGAATATCACGAAGATATGAACAAATTCCTAAAGATAACAACGTATTTAAAGGGCGAATGGAACAACGTTGTATTCGTGAACGGCACAGACCCCGAATATATAGAGCAGATATGCGATTATAACGAAGACGCGGAACATGACGACGCTCCCGACAGTTTAGCAAGTACAATCCGTGCTATGTGGGGAAAGTCGGATAAAGAATATCAATCAATGCTTTACGGGTAAAGGAAAACATATCATATTGATTTGATTAAAGTATATGATTCTACATGCCCGCAAAAAGGCTATAATCATACTAAGGGTGGCGATGTTGGCGGAATGCTTAATTGTAAGCAATCAATAGAAGCTCGTAAAAAAATAAGCGAATACCAAAAAAACAAAATTTTTACAGAAGAACATAAAAGGCGCATTAGCGAAGCGAAGAGCGGTGTTAATCATCATTTTGCAAAAAAAGTATATCAATATACAAAAGACGGAATGTTTATAAAAGAATGGGATTATATGACACAAGCGTCGCAAGAATTAAAAATAAACAAAGGAAACATCGGCGAAGTATGTAACGGCAAGCGAAAATCCGCTGGTGGTTATATATGGCGCTACGAAAGGAGTGATTGTTATTAAGACCTATCAAGACCTTTTAGCAAATGAAGACAACAAGATGGCGTTTGTATTACAAGCCATAAACGAACATAAATCAAGTGATTTATACAAAACGGCTGTAATAGCAGACGCATATTTCCGCAAGCAGAACACTACTATTAAGCAGTATGAAAAGATGATAACCACAATCAAAGGCCAACAGGTGATTGATAAGTATTCTCCAAATCACAAAGTAGCAAGCGGCTTTTTCAAGAAGTTTGTAACACAACAGGTATCATTCTTGCTGGGTAATGGCGTTACATGGGAAAAGGACGAAAGCAACAAGGGATTTGACGATAACTTTGATAGTGCGTTAAAAAAGGCGGCAAAACAATCGTTAATCGGTGCTGTATCGTTTGGCTTTTGGAACTTGGATAAGTTGGACGTATTTAAGATTACGGAATTTGTGCCGCTGTTTGACGAAAACACAGGGGCGTTAAGGGCTGGAATCCGCTGGTGGCAGATTGATACAAACAAACCATTACGCGCGACCTTGTATGAGGAAGACGGATATACTGAGTACGCATGGAACAGAAAAGAAAACGGGCAGAAACTGGAAGGCGAAATACTCAAAGAAAAGCAGTCATATATAGTAAACGTATCCGTGAGCGAGGTTGACGGGATTGAAATACGCGACGGCGAAAACTACCCGTCATTTCCTATTGTGCCGTTATGGGGAAACGAGGAACACGAAAGCGAGATTTTAGGCATTCGCGAGGGCATAGACGAGTACGACCTTATCAAGAACGGATATGCTAATGACCTTGACAGCGCGCAAGTATATTGGCTTATAAAAGGTGCTGGCGGAATGGATGACGAGGACTTGGTTAAATTCCTTGACCGCTTGAAGCTAACACACGCCGCCGCTCCAATGGATGGACAGGACGTAGAAGCGAAGACAGTAGAAATACCATCAACGGCACGCGACACGCTGTTAGACAGGATTGAAAAAGACCTTTACCGCGATTATATGGCGCTTAATACCGAGGATTTATCAAGCCATAATGCAACAGCAACAGAAATCAAGGCGGCGTATGCTCCAATGGATGAAAAAGCAGACGATTTCGAATATCAGATTTTGGACTTCCTTAAAAACATAATGGCGGTTGCTGGCGTTGAAAACACAGCCAGCTTTACACGTTCATATGTGGTAAATGTACAGGAAGAAGTCGGAACAGTATTACAGGCGGCAACACATTTAACCGATGAATATGTAACAACAAAGGTTTTAACCCTGTTAGGCGATGGCGACAAAGCAGAGCAGATGATTGAAGACAAAGAAGCGGAAAGCATAGCGCGTTTTAACGAACCGACAGAGGAAGAAACCGAGGAAACCGAGGAAGGCGAACAGCCAGCGGAGGAATAAAGCATGTTAAATGACGCGGGCTATAATGAAACCGAAAAGGAATTAAAACGCCTTGAACGTGAATTGCGCAAGGAATATCAAAAAGCCGCTAACGAGGTACAGGGCAAATTAAACGATTACATGAACAAATTCGTAAAGGAAGATAAACTGATGTATGCCAAAGTACAAAGCGGGGCGATAACCGAGCGCGAGTATAAACAATGGCGCGTCAGACATATAGCAATCGGTGAGCGCTGGGACAATCTACGGGTGGAATTGGCAAACGATATGACAAACGCGGATAAAATCGCGCGTAATATCGTAAACGGATATATGCCCGCAATATATGCAGTAAATTTCAATTATGCTACATTTCAG